AATGAAGAAATTCTGGAACTGGATTCATGACGACGGCGGGGGCCGCATCCTCCGGCTGGAGGGTCCTATCGACAGTGAGAACTTCTGGGGCGATGAGATTACCCCGGCCATGTTCCGCGAGGACCTCGAAGCCGAGGACGGCGACGTCACTGTTTGGATTAACTCGCCCGGCGGGAATGTCTTTGCTGCCGCCGAGATCTATACCATGCTGAGAGATTATGCTGGGAAGGTCACTGTGAAGATCGCGTCCCTTGCCGCTTCCGCTGCGTCGGTCGTGGCGATGGCCGGTGACACGGTGCAGATGTCCCCGACAGCGCTCCTCATGGTCCATGATCCGTCGACCATTGCGATGGGCAATGCCCGCGACATGGAAAAGGCCATCGCCGCGCTCAATGAGGTAAAAGAAGCAATCTAAAAGAAGCAATCGTAAACGCCTATGCCGCCAAGAGCGGTCTGCGGCGCAGCAAGATCGCAGATCTCATGAGCGAGGAAACCTGGCTCAATGCCAAGAAGGCCGTGGAGCTGGGTTTTGCCGATGAAGTGTTGTACGAGGGTAAGGAAACGGAGCCCGAGGAGAAAGAGGACGATTCCGCTGTGACGGTGGAAGCGCAGCTCTATTCCACCCGGGTCATGGACCGGGCGATCTTGGATCGTCTGGGTATAGAGGAGCAGCCGCCCGCTCCCGTGATCGGCATGGACGGCAAGACAGAGGATGGGGCCGTGCCCTATCAAATCCTTATAAACCAGCTGGAGTTCCTCCGTTAAGGGCTCCAGCAATATTTTTTATGGAGGAAAAACGATCATGAGTAAGATCATCGAACTTCGCAATAAGCGCAATACCCTGTGGGAGCAGACCAAGGCGTTTCTGGAAGAGCACCGTGATGCCAACGGTCTGGTGGAAGCTTCTGCCGTGGAGCAGTACAACAAGATGGCCTCCGATGTAAAGGCTCTGGGTGATGAGATCCAGCGTCTGGAGGATCAGATGGAGATGGACGCCAAACTGTCCGCTGCCACCTCCGCTCCCGTGCACGCCGATCCCAAACCCGGCCGCAAGGCCAATGTCCGTCCTACTGCCACTGCCGAGTATGGTGAAGCCTTTTGGAACATGATGCGCGGCAACAGCTCTATGGAAGTGCGCGATGCTCTGTCTGTGGGTGTCGATCAGAACGGCGGCTATACCGTCCCTGATGAGTTTGAGCGTCAGCTCATTCAGGGGCTGGAAGAGAACAACATCTTCCGCACCCTGGCTCACACCATCCACACCAACTCCGGCTCCCGCATCATCCCGCTTGCAACCGATACCGGCTCTGCTTCGTGGATCGAAGAGGGCGCGGCCATTCAGGAATCCGACATGACCTTCGCTCAGGAGACGCTCTCCGCGTACAAGCTGGGCTGCATGGTCAAGGTCAGCAACGAGCTCCTGAACGACTCCGCGTTCGACATCGCTGCCTATATCGCGCAGCGCTTCGGTGTGCGTTTCGGCAATGCCGAAGAGGATGCCTTCATCAACGGCACCGGCCCGTCTGCCAATCCGCAGGCCACGCCCAGCCAGCCCACCGGTATCCTTACCAGTGTGACAGCTACCCCGGGCAACACCACGGCCAACGCCCAGACCGTCCACTTCGACAACATCTACAAGCTGTATTACAGTCTGAAGGCCCCGTACCGCAGAAAGGCTTCCTTCCTGTGCAACGAGACCCTGCTGCTCCAACTGATGCTGCTGAAGGACCTGAACGGGAACTACATCTGGAAGCCGGGCCTGGATGTCGCCAAGCCCGACACCATTCTGGGCCGCCCGATCTACACCAGCAGCTACATGCCTGCCATCACCGGCAATGCCACGCAGGATAAGAACAAGAAGGTGCTGCTCTTCGGCGATTTCAATTACTACTGGATCGCCGACCGCAAGGCCCGCACCCTCAAGCGCCTGAACGAGCTTTACGCCGTGACCGATCAGGTCGGCTTCATCGGCACCCAGCGCGTGGACGGCAAGCTGATCCTGCCCGAGGCCATGCAGGTCATGGCTCTCGGCTCCGGCGCTGCCTCTTCCGGTTCCTGATGAATGGAGGTGACGATCATGGCGCTGATTTCTCTTGAGGAAGCCAAGAGCTATCTCCGGGTGGATACGGAGGATGAAGACGCCATGATCGCCATCCTTCTGTCTTCGGCCGGGAAGCTCTGCGCCGATGTCGCACGGCTCACCGATGAACAGTGGGCTGCGGTGAACAACGATAATGAAGACGCCACCCTTGGTCCCACGCGGGAGACAATGAGGGTGGCGATCCTCTATGCGCTTGGATATCTGTTCGAGCATCGGGAGGAAGCCGACCATCACAGTCTGACGCTTACGCTGCGGTCCCTGCTCTTCGGTCTCCGGGAAGGAGTCGTGTGATGAATATTGCAGGGCTCCGGGTGCGGATCACCATACAGCGGAACGAGACTGTGACAGATAAGTACGGCAATCATAAATCCGTCTGGCAGGATTATTTCACCTGCTGGGCGACAGCGGTGACCAGTGGCCTTTCTTCTTCCGAAGATGAGACCGCCGGTCATACTGTCGAAGCAGACCGGCTGGATCTGACGGTCCGGTATTCCTCCGAAACCGCTGCCGTCAACTCCAAGCAGTACCGCATTCTGCTGGGCGACCGCATTTATAACATTCTGAGTATCGACGAGATGGGCTTCAAGCATAACAGCCGAAAGCTCCATACCGAGCTGACGGAGAGGTGATTCTATGGGGCGCAGGGTAAGCATTGACGGTCTGGCCGATGCAGTCATGCAGGAACTGGACAATTACGCTGACACTACCACGGATGGCGTGAAGGCAGCAGTGAAAAAGGCCGCCAACACTGTGAAAAAAGAAATCGCGGCGGGAGCCCCGGAACGGACCGGACGTTATGCAAAAAGCTGGCGGACCAAGACCACGAAGGAAAGCGCTTCCGCACTGGAAATCACGGTGTATTCCCCAACACGGTATATGCTGGCCCATCTGCTGGAACATGGGCACGCCATGCGTAACGGCGGCCGGGTTGCTGCCAAGGTGCATATCGCGCCTGCCGAGCAGGACGGTATTGAAGAACTGGAGACGGAGATTGGGAGGACGCTGCGGCATGGATAATCTGATCAGCATCATGGAAGAGATCGGCATCCCATATGCCTACGATCATTTTGCCGAGGGCGAGTCTCCGGAGCCGCCCTTCGTTTGCTTTCTCTGTCCCGGCAGCGACAACTTTGCTGCTGACGGCTGGGCCTATTTCAAAGTTGATGTCGTTCATATTGAACTGTACACCGACGAAAAGAATCCGGAAATAGAATCCCGCATTGAAACCGTGCTCGATGGGCACGGCATTTTTTATGACAAGACCGAGGTCTGGATCGAGAGCGAACGGCTCTACGAAGTCCTTTATTCTTTTGAGGAGGTAAAACCCCATGAGTAACAAGGTGAAATACAACCTGAAAAACGTTCACGCCGCGAAGCTCACGACCGAGGTCGTGGACGGCGTGACGAATTATTCCTACGCAACGCCCAAGGCGATCCCCGGTGCGGTCAGCCTGTCGCTGGATGCTGAGGGCGAAAGCTCTCCGTTCTATGCTGACGGCATTGTGTATTTCCGCACTTATGCCAACAACGGCTATTCCGGCGATCTGGAAATCGCGCTGATCCCCGAGTGGTTCCGCACGGAGATCCTCAAGGAGCTTCTGGACAGCAACGGTGTGCTGGTGGAGAAAGCGGACAACACCGAGAGCGTGAAGTTTGCGCTGCTCTTCGAGTTTGACGGCGACGAACACGGCATCCGTCACGTCCTGTACAACTGCGCAGCCTCCCGGCCGAGCATCGAGTCCCAGACCAAGGAAGAGACGATCGAGCCGCGGACAGAGACCCTGAATCTGACGGCAGATCCCCGCGAGGATGGTCTGGTCAAGAGCCGCACCGGCGACACCACCGCCAAGGCCACCTATGACGGCTGGTATGGCGCTGTGTATATTCCTTCGATTGAGCCCACGACGGAGCCGGAGGAATAAGCCATGCAGGAGAAAACTGTTGTGATCAGCGGCAAGGAGGTCCGGTTCCGTTCTTCCGCCGCGATCCCGCGGCTCTACCGCATTAAGTTCAAACGGGACATTTTCAAAGACCTCACAAAGCTGGAAAAGTCCTACAAGGGCAAGACCGATGACGGTGAGGAAATGCAGATCGAGGATCTGGAGATCTTTGAAAATGTGGCCTACATCATGGCCTTTCATGCTGATCCCACCATTCCCGGTACCATTGAGGAGTGGCTGGATGAGTTTGAGATGTTCTCGATCTACCAGGTGCTGCCGGAGATCCTTGAGCTCTGGGGCGCGAATCTGGTGACGGACATAGAATCTAAAAAAAACGGAATCCCAGCGCCCGGGAGATAACGACGCCGCTTTTCCTACTCCGATGCCTGGAGATCGGGCTCTCCATGTCGGACCTCGATCTCCTGACCATCGGCATGGTCCTGGATATCTGGACGGAGAAAGGAAACGACGATTACAAATACGGTGAGAAAGATACCGTGCGTGTCGCCGGGCAGAAGGATTTCGATAATTTCTGATGAAGGGAGGCGAGCATCATGGCTGGACGCATCAAAGGCATAACAGTGGAAATCGGGGGCGACACTACAGGTCTGGAAAAAGCCCTGAAAAGCGTTAATACCACGATCCGAAACACCCAGAGCCAGCTGAAGGATGTGAACCGTCTCCTCAAACTGGACCCGTCCAATACAGAACTCCTTTCTCAGAAACAGCGTGCGCTGAAGGATGCGATCGGCGCTACCACCGACAAACTGGAAACGCTGAAGCAGGCACAGGCTCAGGCCAAGCAGCAACTGGAAAATGGTGATCTCGGACAGGACAAGTATGACGCCCTGCAGCGTGAGATTATTGAAACCGAGCAGGAACTCCGCCGCCTGCAAGAGGAGGCAGCCTCCACCAGTGTGGCGCTTGCCAAGATCGACGAAGCCGGGAAGAAAATTGAGTCCTTCGGCGATTCCGTCACCCATGCCGGTCAGGCGATCATGCCCGCCTCTATGGCAGTTGCCGGTCTCGGTGCTGCCGCCGTAAAGACCGCTGCGGATTTCGATGCAGGCATGAGCAAGGTTGCCGCCATCTCCGGAGCAACTGGTGATGATCTGGATGCCCTGCGGGATAAGGCCCGCGAGATGGGTGCCAAGACCAAGTTCTCCGCATCCGAGGCTGCCTCCGCTATGGAATACATGGCGATGGCGGGTTGGAAGACCGAGGATATGCTCGGTGGCATCGAGGGTATCATGAACCTCGCCGCCGCATCCGGTGAAGATCTGGCGACCACGTCGGACATCGTAACAGACGCCCTGACAGCATTCGGCCTGACCGCTCAGGATTCTGCCCATTTTGCAGATATCCTCGCTGCGGCAAGCAGCAACGCGAATACCAATGTCGCCATGATGGGAGAAACCTTCAAGTACTGCGCTCCCATCGCGGGGGCTCTCGGGTTCTCCGCGGAGGACGTAGCAGAGGCAATCGGCCTGATGGCCAACGCGGGCATAAAGAGCACGCAGGCCGGTACAGCGCTCCGCACTATCATGAACAACCTTTCCGGTGAGGTAAAGATCACCGGCGCGGCGCTGGGTGAAGTCACCATCGCCACCACCAACACAGATGGCTCCATGCGTGAACTGTCAGATATTCTGGCAGATTGCCGTGGGGCCTTTTCTCTGCTTTCCGAATCCGAAAAGGCTCAGGCCGCGGAAGCGCTGGTTGGCAAGAACGCCATGTCCGGCTTCCTCGCCCTGATGAATGCCGGGGATGCGGATATTGAAAAGCTGGCCAACTCTATTGACCACTGCTCGGATACTTTCGTCAAGACTGTGGACGGTGCGATTATTCCCATGTCGCAGGCACTTGAAGAAGGCATTGATTGGATTGAAGAATACAACGGCGTATCGGAGCAGATGGCCGCTGTCATGCAGGACAACCTCGGTGGGCAGCTGACGATCCTGAAATCTCAGCTTGAGGAACTGGCCATCTCCTTTGGAGAAATGCTGATGCCCGCTATCCGGGCAATCGTCAGTAAGATTCAGGCTTTTGTAGACAAGCTGAACGTTATGAGCGAAAGCCAGCGGAAAGCTGTTCTGACTATCGGTCTGATCATTGCGGCCCTGGGACCGCTGCTTGTGATCCTCGGCACAGTCATCTCTAAGGTTGGCGTGGCCATGCAGGGCTTCGTAAAACTGGCAACCGGAGTGAAGAAACTCGGCGTCGCCGTGAAAGCGGGCACCGGCGTCTTTGGTAAGCTGGGTGCGGCTCTTGGCGGAATCTCCGCGCCCGTACTGGCAGTGATTGCTGTCATTGCCGTTCTGGTCGCGGCGTTCAAGCACCTGTGGGATACCAATGAAGAGTTCCGCAACGCCATCACCGCCATATGGAATGGGATCGTCAGCAAGATCCAGGCTTTCTGCCAGGGCATTGTTGACAGGCTGAACGCTCTCGGCTTTGAATTTGGCTCCATCGTGGATGTGCTGAAAAGCCTGTGGGACGGACTCTGTCAGTTCCTCGCACCAGTATTTGAAGCCGCGTTTTCTGTTGTTTCAACAGTTCTCGGCTCCGTACTCAATGTGATCACCGGACTGCTGGATGTGTTCATTGGCTTGTTCACGGGGAATTGGTCCCAGCTTTGGAACGGCGTGAAGGAAATCTTCTCTAGCGTATGGGATGCCATTACTGGCCTGTTCGATACGGCGCTGAATCTGCTGAAGTCTCTGGCAGAGGTCGTTTTCGGCTGGTTCGGAACCACATGGGAATCCGTGTGGACGGGAATCAAATCCTTCTTTGAGACTATCTGGAACGGGATCGTTGCTTTCTTCTCCGGCATTTGGAACAGCATCGTTTCCGTCGTCACCGCACAGATCAATGCCGTGAAGACCGTGGTTACTACGGTTTTCAATGCCATCAAAACAACCGCCTCCACAATCTGGAACGGCATAAAAACGGCGATCAGCACTGTAGTCGACGGGATCAAGAGCAAGGTCTCCTCGGCGTTTGAGTCCGTAAAAACCACGGCCACAAACCTCTTCAACGGAATCAAGAGTACCGCTACATCCGTATGGAATGGAATCAAGACCGCAATCGTCACTCCCATTGAGGCGGCCCGGGACAAGATCCGCTCCGCGCTCAACGCCGTCAGCGGCTTCTTCTCCGGGCTGAAGCTGCAGCTTCCGCATATAAAGCTTCCGCACTTTCGTGTATCCGGTACGCTCTCTATCTCTCCTCCGAGCGTCCCGCACCTGTCCATCGACTGGTATAAGGAAGGCGGCATCATGACCAAGCCCACCGTTTTCGGCATGAACGGCAGCGCCCTGATGGCAGGCGGCGAAGCGGGATCGGAGGCGATCCTGCCTTTGAGCGGTTTTTATAAGCAGCTTGAGGCCATGCTGACTGAAAAGCTGAATATGCACAATGTGGAGAAATACCTGGCCGTCATTGCTGCCAACAGCGGTAAGGGCATCTACCTGGATGACGGCACCTTGGTCGGTCGGCTGCTGCCCGCCATTGACAGCGGCCTCGGCCAGACGCAGAAGCTGAATGCGAGGTTGAGCCTATGAAGCCTGACGTAACCATAAACGGGATTTCCATGCTCAGCCTCG